TCAGCTTGTGCTTCTCTAAGCCAATTTACAAGACTGTAATCATCTCTTTCTAACGTTGTGTTGTACTTGGTTATTCCTACTTGCGAACGTTCCGCAAAACGGCTTAAAACACGGATTACAATTTGGTCTTCTATTAGTTGGTTCATAGTCCGTTTTTTAGTTGCGCTATTGCTTCTTTTGATTCTTTTAATAGTTTAATAGTTTTTTCGTCGCCTATTACTTCCATTACCTTACCAATAAATAACTGCTTTTCTAGCCGTTCGAATTTATATTTATTCTCTAGTTCTTTTATTTTGCTGTCTTGATTCATAAGAAATTTATTAAGGTGTTGTAATACTCTCGGCAAAGCTCAACGCGTTCTTTAATTGCTTCTATTACCTTTTCGTCTTTTTCTACTTCGAAGACTTTAACGCGTCGGTTATCTGGTATGTGATCAAAGTTATGGCGTTTTTGTACTTCGTCGCGTAGGTCTATACTTTCTTCTAGTAAGTTTGCGTTCCAGTGTGCGCGTCTTACTTCGTCTTCGACCATTTCTTCGGGTGTGTTCACTAGACAATAGCAAAGTAACGATTTAGTTTTACACGTCAATTCCATATAACCTTGAAGCTGAAACCAGTAATCCTTTGTAGGAATTTCCGTAGCGAAAAAAGGAAATGTCGTAGCGTCCCATGAACTTTTTACGTCTAGTAGAACGGTGTCCGTGTTTACGTCGGGCGTTCCAGTCATGAAGTCATTACTAAAATGTTCTTCGTTTTTCCAAGTAAAGCCTAAATCCAAAATGTCCGATACTAATTTGATAGCATCGTCTTCTACTAGAATACCTTTATCCGTGTAACGGCTGTAGAATTGTTTTTTAATTCCGTACTTGTCCGAAATAACTTGTTCTTCTATGTATGTCTTTGCTGTTTGGCTTAATAACTCCCCCTTTGTGCGGGGGTTAGTCATTATCTTACCTATTGCAGAACATCTAATCTTAAAAGTATTCATAGCGCGTTAATTAAATCGGTTTGTCCATCTGTTAAAGCGAACTTACTTTCGAGTTCTTCGCGTGTGTACTTACCAGCTTGGATAGCTTCTACAGCACTTTGGAAGCGTTTAGCGTCAATGGTAGGTAATTTCTTTACTTGTTCGCCAGAAGCGTCCGTGTCTTTGTCTGTTACTAGTCCTAACATTGAACTGATAGCGTAACGACGAACGTAAGTAATAGCAGACCCCATAACTTGGAAGTCATTCATACCTTTTAACGCTACGTTCTGTGGTATTGCTGTAGTGCTTTCGATTGTTTCGCCACTTTCTACGTGAAATAAACACGTAACTAAATTCGTGTCGTTAATCAACTGCGTGAATCCGAGTCCGTGTTTTTTTAGTAACGGATTGATTACGCTAAAGATTTTAGGTAAATCGGAATACGAATATCCGTAACCTTGTGTCGCTTTGTGGATTACTGGAACTTCTTGTTGGAAATCTGCCAACGCTTTAAATAAATGTTTCATGTTAAATTGTTTTTGTTAGATGCAAATATAAAGATAATTATAATAACTCGTTCACTTTTAGTTTATAAATTTTAATTATTTCTTTCAGTTCTTCTACGCTCCATTTTTTTGTAATATGCGCCCGTTCTTGTAGTTCAAGTAGCTTTTGCGCTCCGATTCTCTTTTCGATACCTATTTGGTAGTTAAGAAGGTTTCCACTTAAAAACGTATTGCAGTGTTCACATTGTAGGTGACAATTATCTTCGTCAAACCTTACGTTTGAATGTCCGCCACTAGAAAAATAATGTCCACAATTTCGCTTTTTAGGCGGTTGTTGACACGAAACACAAGGTAGAACATTATCCCTTAATCGAATGTACTTGTTGAAGATTGTCTGCGCTTCTTTTAACCAGTCTTGTGTAGTTTTTAGGTCGTTCTTCATTCGTGTTTTCGTTTCTTTCCATTGTTTTACTTTGACTTCTTCTACGAAGGCTTTAATACATTCGTCTTTTAAGCAAAATTTAGCGTTAAATTTAACTGGCTCGAATTTCTCTTTACAATTACGACAACGTGGCATATTCTTTAAGTTTAGATTGATAGGCTAAATGTGCTTCATATTCTGAATCGAAATAACCTAGATGTGTTAATTTTTTGTTTATTTGAATACTAGCTATATATTGGTTCTTTATTTTATGCCAACAAACGCCAGTGTATTTATTTCTTTTTTTGCTTTTACTTATGTTTTCTCTATGTGTTACAATTCTAATATTTGACAAATTATTGTTCAATTTATTGTTATCTATATGGTCAATTACACAATTAAAACGATCTGGAATGTGATTTAAAAAAGCCATAGCCATTAATTGATGAACTCTTTTACCTTTTACTTTACCATTTTGTGATAAAGTTACAGCCCAATAATTACTACTTAAAGATTGTTTTAGTATTCGGTTTGTTTTCAATGAACGAACTTCTCCAATTTCATTTACTTGATATTCATTTTCATAGGTTGGTATATCTTTCCACATATCAGTCTAAATTTATAGTATCCGTTATCCATTTTCTAAACTCTAGTTGTAAATCAATCTGCTGTTTAAAGATTTCTTCGCGGTTTTCGCCGTGTACTTGTAAAACTCGGTTGTCTACGCGTCTTATTTCGTCTGCTAGTATGTTTGCTTTACGTTTTAAGTCTTGTTTAAAAACGAACTGGTCGTTAAGGTCGTCGATGAAGTCGGCTAGCACTGGTAATACAGCGGACAAGGCTACTAGTTTGTGATTTTTAGTCATAGGTCTATGTCTTTAAATTTAATTTCGTTTTCTAAATCGTTAATCTTTTCTTTTAGGTGTCCGTTTATTTTCATGGCGTAGTTCATTTCTCTACCTATCATTCGCATTTCGTTTTCTAGGTCGTAGATAGTCTTTTCTATTTCTGTTAAGTCCTTTTCTACGTCGTTTGCACCTTTTATAAATGCGGTTGCGTTTGGTTTCTTTTCTTCTAGATCTTCTCTAGTTAGTCGAATCCGTGTTTTAATACTTTGTAGCTTGCTTTTTACTAGTAAAAGCTGTAATACTATATCCATTATTCCATTAGTTTTAATTTGTGTCCTAAATTGGTTAATATTTTTGGTTCTTCTTTTTGTGGAGCGCCGTAAATCTTTTCGTAAACATTCGGTGCTTTGGTAATTTGTTCAAAGTAGCTTAATCGTTCTTTATCGAACCATATTTCAATACTACCGATATTCCCGTTTGAACGTGGTTTAATCTTATTAAAATGAATTTCAGCTAGGTTATGCGTTGGGTCTTCTCGGTGTACGGTTATCATGCACTTTCCACTATTGAACCATTCCGAACCGCCTTTTAAATCGTACGGACTAGGTGGGTTACGTTTTCCATTTTCCTTTTCCGTTAGTTTTGGGTGAATGATTGTATGTAAATGCAAACCATTATCTTCTGCTATTTGATTTCTGTAAGGTAAAACGTATTCCAAGTATTGTGCATAACCGCCGTATTCATTGTAGGGGTGGTTTAAATCTTTCCAGCTGTCAATACTAGCCGTATGTAATTCGCCTTTCTTTTGTATTTCTACAGCCATATCCCAAAATTGAACTGGTGTTAACTTTGCTTTTATGTCCGCACGTGTCAAAACTTTAAAGTGTTGGATAACCCAGTCAATAGCTTGTGTAATTTCGCTGTCTTTAATTACGTTGCGGTCATCTGGATTAAAACTCTTACCCGTCTTTTTGTGGATTAAGTCCGCTATTATTTCTACGTTGTTTCCTACGTCGGGAAAATATACTAAATGTTTCCAGTTGTAAAACTTTGACGTGTTCATTAAACATTCCATTAATACTTGTGTCTTACCGCTCATTGGAAAACCCGTCCAATCCGTACAATTACCTAGCGACATGGAATAATGTTCATGTAGTGACTTAAAACCTAAATACTTTCCTTTTTGGTTATAATTGTCGCGGTGTTTAAATAGGTCTGTTATTACGTCGCCCGCTTCTGTTATTTTAAATCCGTTTAACTCCATGGTGCTTTCCATTTTTTAGGTTCGTTTACTTCTTGTATCGTTTGTACTTTATCCCAAAACAAACCTTGCCATCCATTTTCTATAGAATTATTAATTACGTGTTTACATTGTTCATTTGAATAGCTTTCCATTTTCTTTAAAATAGTGTTTATGGTAGCTGGACTTAAAGCCTTACGTATTGATTTTCTGTAGTCAATCCAAGAATCTAAAATTACTTCTTTTTCATTCTTTTCTTTCTTATCATTCTTGTTTGTTGTTGATTGTTTGTTAGTCGCTTGTTGATTGTTTGTTAATGGCTTGTTAGTAGTTTCGTTTTCGTCTTGGTAACATTCATATTTACAGATAGTTACTATAGTAAATTGGCTTGTTGATTTTACTTCGATTTCGTTTGTCTTTTCTAACTTTTTTAAAATCGTTCTAATTGACTGAATACTGATTCCAGTAGCGTTAGAAATATTACCCAAAGACGAAATAAATTGACCTCGCTTGACATCGTTACCTTGCCATTTAGCGTCTTTATGATTCGCTTTAATTAACATATACAAAAACAAATGTACAGCTTCGGACTTGTTGAACCATTCCCACTCTAAAAATTTTCTGTGTATTTTAATCCAACCGCTCATAACTATCTATAAATTTTTTTAATTCTTTAACTTCTTCAAATGTTAATATCATATTCGCCCATTCGGAATCGTTATGTGTTTCTATGTATAATCCACTTTCACAAAAACGTGCTTCTAAATACGAACCAGAATCTTCTACTTTAAATAAAATCATTTTATTAATTTTTTAGTAATAAAAAAAGCCACTTTAAATCCCAAGCATCCGACCTCTTGTTCATTAAAATGGCTAAATAATACCTATGCGTTTATAATGTCGGATGAACGCGTGTACAAATATAACGTATTTATTCTAATAAAGTTGCATCTATTTCGTATTTATCTTCTAAAAGCCATCTTTTAATGTTACCTAGAGCGTATAACGTTCGTGCGTTCTGTATGTCTTTAAGTAAATTTCGTTTAGGTGGTTTAATTTTAAAGTCTTTTAATAATACAATATATTCGTGAATGTCAGCGTGGTAAGAATCTCTATAGTATTCGTCTAGGTTTGCGTGTGTTTTTACGTTGTGAATAATACTAGCGTGGTCTTGATTGAATAAATTTCCTATAGCTTGATACGTCATTCCGTAGTCGCGTAGTTTTGATTGTAGATAGCATTTTTTGTAGATAATATGGCGTTTACGATTCTTTTCGTTTAGCTTGTCTTTTTCAATTAAATAAAGTGCTGTTTCTAAAAAATCCATTTCCTCATTCATACCTTTTCAATTCTAAAATTACCTAATAAACAAAGACCTCTAGTCCTTAATTCTTTTTTCTTCCAGTTGCATAAAGCTTTACTGTCAAAAATCCAGCTGTGAATGTCATTCGAACCGCTGTAATATACTAGCTTAAATTTCATAACCCGTAAAAATTATCTAGTGACTCATCTTCTGCGTATTCTAGGTATTGTTCTTCCATGAATTTAGCTTCGATATTTCCTATTCTTGTTTTTGTAATTTTAACTTGACTATTTCGCACAATCATTTTTAGCGTGTTGCGTAAATGCGTTTCAGTCATTTGGTCGATGTCTATTTCTTGACCATTTTTCATTTTCCAGTAATACTTCATAGCTTTTGATTAAATTATATTTCACAAATTCTGCGGTAAAGGTCTTCGTTAAACGTGCCTCTAATGTGTTCGTGTTGGTTCTTCGTCGTCCAGAAGCGAACCATTCTTTGTAGTCTAAATACCATAATCAGCCCAGTAATTATAATCGTTTCTATCTAAAAATTGCTGTTTTTCTAGTGCTTCGTTATAAAGCCACAAGCTATTGTTTCGGAATTCCTTAACAGCGTCTTGAATAAAATCTATGTATTCGTCCGTTATTTTAAGCGTTCCCGTTTCTTCGCTTGTTTCATGGTAAAACGTTCCGTGTAAAGGCTTAATGTTAAAGTCTAAATAAGTCCCGTTGTACTCGTCGTCTAGCCATTCAAAGTCACAAACAACGTTGTAATAATATTCACCTAAAACGTAGTCTAACTCCATTTTAAAAGGTGTCATTTTGTAGTCGGTAATTTCGAAGTTCATGTTATTTATTTTTAGTGATTAGTTCTCCGTATTTTTCTAGCACTGGCGATTGTACGTGTACTGGAATGTCTTGTATTATTTTGTCTTGTTTAATGTAGTTAACTCTAGTTGATATAAAGAATATCATTACAGTTAAAAATAATGCAACTGGGATAAATAAATCTAGTGCGTCGTTTTGTTTTTGTGTAGTTTTCATGCTTCTAATGTTTTTAAAAGGTTATTAATAGTTGCCCAACGTGTAACAGCTGAATCTGTGATAGGATCGTTTACGCCTAATGTATCTAAACATTTTTGTAAATCATTGTAAAGCTCTTGTTCTTGTGCTTTAATTAAGTCGATAATTTGTTTTTCGTTCATGGTAGTTAAATTAAGTTTCTGAATTAGTTATATGCAAATCTAAATATAATGTTTCAGTTATCAACTATTTTTTTTTACTTTTTTACAAAATAATTTCAAAACCCTTTATTTTACTAGAAAAAATTTATACCCGATAGGGTGCTTATGTATAGAAGTTGGCATTAAACGTACCCGAAAGGGTGCTAAAACATATAATTTAGGTGAAAAGCGTTTAATTATAC